TCTAGTGGTCCTGGGCATACAGCAGCAATTGCTTTGACTAGATCGTGTGAGAATCCCTTACAATGCTTTTCAGTAATACCATACTCAACATCATAACCTTCTTTACGTAGATCGTTGTACATGTTCTCAGCAATCTTTTGAGCACCAGCAGAGTAAGCCCTAGTCATACTACCACGTTTACTAATACCTTTACGTATTGCTTTCATTGGCATACGTTTTAGGATATCTTTACGTTCCTCATCCTTAGTAATCTCACTTAGTTTCTTTGCTGTTTGAACATAGAAGTCTTTAGGGATTTCTGTAGGAAGTAGTCCAACTAACTCACCAGTACGTAAGTCTTTAGAGATAGCACCTAGGTGTTGCCACCCATTGTTACTACCATCAATCGGTACTGGTAATGAGGAGTAGTAATCTAACCCACTCTTAGTAAACTTGTAGTAGTTCACTAGCTCATGGCAAACAGCTAGGAATGAGACAGGTTTTTCACAATCAGGTAGTGAGTTGAAGTGTGCTACCATCTCAATCACATCCATGTTATTCTCAGTCCACAACACTCGATCTTCTAGAGACATCTTGTCAACAGAGATACTTTCCAATCCCTCATTTATTAGATATGTGTGATAATCATACGTCAAATAATCAGGTATATGTGATAATTTGTAACTCTGATTGTATGAGTTAGCTGCATGAATTTTCAACCACCTAAGACCTACCTCATCTACAATCTTAGCTTCATCGAATAGAAACAGTCCACGTTCGTAGTCTGATCCTTGGAAGTTTAAGATTGATTCCCGATAGTAAATCCTACCACGATAATCAAAGTCTAGTAGTTGATAGAATGTTTTATCCTTCAACACTTCAGCTTTACGTTTAGTATACTCAAGCTTTAGTTGTTTAGATTTAAGACGTTCTAACTCTAGCTCATCCTCACAATCTTCAATCTCTTGTGTTAAGTCTACTTGTTGTACAGCAGCAAGGACATTCTTATTAATCCTCCAAGGTGTTTGCTGTAGTTTGTTAGCAGCTTGAAGACAAGGTAAGTCTTTCATTGATAGGAAACATGTAGCTTCCTTAACACCCCATCCTTTGACAATAGGGTATCTAATATCTAGACCTTGTAAGGATGTATGCTTTTGCATGAGTGTGTCAATGTCTTTTGGTTTATTAAAGACTGTACCACGTAGTCTGTAAGGATCAAGTGATTGAGGTAACTCATCGATAAACTCAAGACCTTCCTCTGTAAACTCCACTGTGTAGCTACTGTCCTTGATCTTGGGGTATTTAATATCTATGTACCCCATCTGATAGAAAGCCTCTACAAAAGATCTCCTAAGCGTACAGCATCCCTCCACTCTAGTTTGTCATCGAATAACCTAGCAGCTACTTCATGACCTATACGTGTGGAGATAAGAGTTAACTTAGCAATACCTGCAGGATCTGATGGTGGGTTGTTACGTGTAATGTATAGCACCAGTGTGTCTAGTGCTACTAACGAAAGCTCTGAGAGGTGTGGGCGTATATTCCCATACCCCTTGAGAATACTCACACCAACAGAAGGTTTACCCTTGCTACCAATCTTGGCAACAAGGTAACCTGTTATATTATCTAAGCTCATAGATGTCCTTAACTATAATCGAACTCACCTCCAACAGATAGTCTTGTTGTCTGAGGATTATATACCGCAGTACCACAGTCTCCTGTGTTACCTGTGAATCGTGCTTTGAGTACACGTAGTTTGATTGTATTACGTTCTAAGTTAGACTCAGCAACTAAGTTACGTGCAAAGGCAATGATGTCAAAGCTAATCTGTTTGATTGAACCTGAACCCTTTGATATCATCAATAGATGCAAGGTGTCCTTCCTCAAACGATCTACCACCTTGTGCTTTACGTAGGTGAGAGATAAGACCTAGCCATACATTATGTTTCTTTACAATCTTAAGTAAGTCTGACATAACTTTATCGACTGCTTCATTACCAGTCAATCCATCTGCTCCTTCAGATACAGCAATGGTGATGTGGTCTAGTACTAGATACTTACAACCCATCAATGCCATGTACTCTATCTTTTCCAGAAGGCTAGCATCCGATACAGATCCTTGATGATCAAGAAGAACAAGTCGTTCATCTCCGAATACAGCATCGAAACCTTTTCGTAGTTCATCATCCGAGATAGTTGTATCTCCAAGAAGAGGTTGTTTGAGTTGCATGGCAATGAACTTTTCTGCAGTGTCACCCACAGATTCCTCAAGAGATATGAGGCCAACCTTGTCGTCTGTCTTGTCCAGTATGTCAAGAACGATCTCTTTAATAACAGTACTCTTACCACTACCAGTACCAGAAGTAAATAGAGTGATCTCACCTTGGCGCATACCTCCTAGCTTTTCATTAAGTCCATTAAGGCAAGCAGGGTAGGATACACTCTCAGAGTTCTTACGCTCATAAAGTGTTCCCAAATAGCGTTACCTGTTAGGATACCTGCAGGGTTGTATTGAGATGCTCCCCAAAATGCAGAGACAATACCCTCACACCCTTCAGCTTTGTACAACTCACAAGGATCTTTGTAATTAAACTTAGCTACCTTAACACGTTCAGCACCAATGATCTTTGCTGCTTGCTCTACAGCTTTCTCACCAGCTTCATCCTGATCAAACATTAAGATAACATCTTTGTACTTCTTGATGAACTCACGGTTATCTAGAATTGTTTTGATGTGTGATGCTGAGGGATTGATACAACAGCACTGTGTCGATTATACTTTTCATACATTGCTTGGGCTACAGCAAGGCAATCTAATTCACCCTCTGTAATGACAAGCTTACTGGCTGACATTGAAGCTGCTTGCTCTTGACCAAACAACTGAATACCTGCAAAGTTACCTACGACTGAGAAGTCTTTAGGTAGAGTACGCTTCTTGTATGCTACAATTTTATTGTTGCGAGTGTAAGGATAGTAGTGTGCTTCAGGCATACCATCTTCATCAACACTCATCTTAACATTGAAATGATCTACAATCTCTTTACGCAGACCTCTCGTAGAAATAGGATAGCTCCTGTAAGAACTAATAATCCCCACTGATTCAATAGTATCTCGATCAGTAAATTCAATAACCTCTGCTCCCATGTTTGATCCTCTTGGTGGGGCTGTGTATTTTGTACAACTAAAACAGTATGTGTGTCCATCATCATAGACTGCAAGAGCATCACTGCTTCCACAATCATCACACGGTTGGTGTCTTTTCACGCAGCTACTAGTCCCAATCTCTCCAATTGCGCTTGCCATAAGTTGTCCTCTTCTTTGGCTTCCTATCNTTAAGTTTTATTGCTCGTTTAAACTTCTTATTGAAGTGTGCAATGTCATCTACAGTTNCTATGTTGCTGAGTATTTGTGTAGATTCCATCCATCCTCCTTAGTATATGAAATNTATGTACAGTTATCACACCAGTCACCACAGTTCATGTANCCNTCTACAATTTTAGGTGAGTGGGTATGCCCAGTTAACACACTATCATATCCTTTACCTTTAGCCCATTTAGTAATTACCTTTTTGTGTTCCAAGTANTTTNTACATCTTTTCAGTCAAGCTACCACCATCAGAAAGGTGAGCAAAGAAGTTAATAACCTGCCGTGGTATCTTCATTGTTAAATCAAATCGATCACCATGACATACATAAACATTTTCAAATACATAACTATCGACAATCTCTACATTACCTAACTTCATACCTTCTTTTAGAAACGGCCTAACAAACTCATCATGGTTACCGGGTAGGTAAATCACGTTGCACTTCTCAGAGAGCTTTAGGATGCGTCTGAGCACCTCTGTGTGACTTTTGGGCCAGTANTGTTTCCTACGCAATGCCCAACCATCAATNATATCACCGACTANAAACAGATAGTCACACTTAATGTTGTTAAGAAAGTGAAGTAATGTTTCTGCTTTACACTGCTTAGTACCTAAGTGTATATCACTAATGAACACTGCAGTATAGTCTAAACTTTTCACACCTCATCACCTTCTTTAACAAACACCCCTTGCTCATTCAAGTAACCTTTACGATCTTTAATATCATCATAGGCTACTTGCAAACACTCAGTAATGTCTGTACCAATTAGATCAGCTATCATAATTAANACAACAATCATATCACCAATNTCATCTTTGGCTTCTTGGTATCTACCCTTAGCAATGTTATCAGCTAACTCACCTAACTCTGAGGTAAGCTTTAGGGTTTGAGTCTCAGCTTTACCATTGACTAAGATACCNCGTGTCACACCCCAAGAGTAAACCTTTCTTTCTAGTTCTTCTAAAGTCATTCTATTGTCCTCACGATGAATTACTTTTTCTCTTTAAGTTCTAATTCTAAACCTATAATCTTGGCATTAAGCTTTCTAGCTTTGTCCCAATTCTTCTTGCACTGAGCTTTCAGTAGCTTCAGATACACCTTCTTTAAATTCATAGCCTTCTTCCTGATTAACAGCCATCTCAAGCAACCGTTGTAGACCCACTTCAACTAGCAGTCGGGTAGCCTCTGTGTCTGTATCCACAACCAGTGTTGCAGAGCCATCCTCATGTTCAACGTAGTCTTTTACTTGAATTGTTCCTGTCTTCATGTGTTTTTCTCCTCAAGGTCATAAGGAATAACATACCCTGCTGCACGTAGGAAGTTGTGTAGCTCAACTGTCGCTTCCTCCCAAGTGACATCATCACCTAGGATCATAGTCACGCCCTCTACAGGGGGTACATTTTCAGCGTAACCCCAAGTACGATCTACTGTCCACGGTATATATTCAAACTTAATCAAGTATCCTCTCCTTTGCATAGATATACTATGCATAATTACATTTTATGTAATCTATTCCCATTTTTATGCGCTAATAAATGTACACGAATTCACTATAAAAGC